CAAGAGTAGAAGTATCAAGTTTGCCACGAAAACCAACTACATTCGAACCCGCAGAAGAATAAACAGGAGAAACAAACGAACCACCAAAACCTGTATTAGCAATACCTCTCTGAATAGGGTCACCCGCAATCGTACCAGCTTTATCAAAAAGAACACCTGTAGAACGGTCTTCATCGGTAAATCTCAACTCGGAATTACCAGCAGCTGAATTAACAGGAACAACAGACTCATCACCATATTGAGCACGTGGCAACACAGAAGTAAAATAATCAATAGGAAGATTAGAATTTTCCAAATCGATTATAGATGTTTTCAAAGACACAAGAAGATTGTTGTAATCAATAAAATCATCGGCATTCATGTTTCCGTCGGGATTAATGTAATCGATATTACAAGTCCAAGGCTCAAAAGGCTGCCACTTTTCATTACGGTAATGGTCATTATAAATCTTATGATAAGCCAATAGCGGGAAAATAGACATATTAGGGCTATTAGTAATACTGCTAGCTTCAAAAGACTTTAAATCCAAAGCATAAGGACTTTCCCTGAAATCTACAAGAGACCATTTGTGACCAGAACGTACATATTTACTAGCCATAGCAAACACATCATACTGTATAACAACAGTAAAATTACCATAACCTAAAGACATTAACAACTTAGCAGCACGACAAAGTCGATAGCCCTCACAAACAAAAACATCTGCGAATCTACCATGAATACAAAAATCATAAAAACCAGCCGCAGAATCATTGCCCGAAGACGTAGTGGTAAAATAAGCGTCAACAGCAGTATAAAGACGCTGCAACAAAACATCAAGCCAACGAGCCAAATCAACATAAGAAACGTAAGGCATTTTTGTCGAAATAGCCGAAGCGGAAGACGAGCTGTTAGCAAATTTAGAAATATTCTGCCCAGCATCACCACGAGTCAAATTGTTAACCTGTTGCTCGAAATACTTCCAAAGAGACTGAAAAGGAACAAAATAATACTGAATATTCTCTCTAATACGAGTAAATGCATCGGTATTAAGCGCAGCGGTACGAGTTTTACCGTTATAACCAATCTTAAAAGTCTCGTTAGGGTTAACCCACTGAGTAAAAACAGGCAACAGCTCTCCAACCTGTGCAGTAAACATGTGGCGATGAGACAAATCAAATGCATTTCTATTCACCTTATTTTTAAGGCGATGCATACCTAAAACTTTATTAGCCATAAAATTAATTTTTATAAGAATCGACAACAGCCCTATGTTTAATGTTCTCAGTATAAGCCATATTAGCTTCTTGAACCTGATGTTGAAATATAGAGCGTGTTTTTAAAATGTTAAAATCATAAGTCCCTATAGAAGGAGACATACTTGCATAGTTCTCATATGCATAAAGTTTATCATCTTCAAGGTTTTTGAAATACTGAATCAAATTTTGATAATCTTTCCAAGCGACGAAATCAAAACGTAATTTGAGACAAGTATAGAAATCCAACCCTAAATAGGATGATAACGAATAGTGATGATGTGCTGCATAAAGCAATGATTTTAAAGAATTAATAGAACTCGAACTGTTATAAATAGGTTTGACGAATTTCTCAACATACCAACGAACAGCACGAAACTGATATATATTTTTATATAACAAAGAAGTATCAGGGTCAAGAACCCAAAGCATAAACTTCCTCACACTTGCATCATCGTAGATTTCTCCCGAGGAACAGAAGAATCGCCGAGAACAGTATAAAACCGAACGAAACAAGGAACAAGTTGTGTCAACATTAAAGAAGGAAGAGCATGTAAATCTAACGGACAATTGAGAGTAATACGCAGAGGACATGGAAACAGGGCGTCGAATACCTTTTTTGTTAACAACATAATCTGTTGACAATGCTTCGAAATCTCTAGCCTTGAGAAGTTCTCGAACCTCTGTTTTGTCCTTTGCTCCCAATAAGATTGAGTGAAACGCCCTTTGTGGAAACTTGCCAAGCACTCTAGGGAAGTCAGAATGTTGTGTAAGATACTTAGAAACGTATTCTTGCATATTTCCATCGGTAACCTTTGTAGTCGTATCACCGTAAACCCATATTTGAGCCATATCGAGTTTACGACAAATTTCTCTCGGATTGTTGGGTGTTGACATTGGCAAAATCCGAACATCTCTAAAATCTGCTCTCGCTCTAGGCGAGTCATGGAATAATAGGATATGATAATGCGGACGGAATGACTGTGTACCGTACTCGCAAATAATGTAGTAGCGAATTGTTTCACCATATTCTTTTAAAAACCATTTTCTTAAACGAGCAATATATTTTCGAATATCATCATACCATAAAATAGGAACGACACTATTATTACGAACTCCACGAGAACGATTGGGAAAACGATTATAATATTTATCTATACGTGAATAATAATCACGAAGCATAGAAGCTGTGTCAATAGTTCCAAAATCAGTAAGATGAAAAGACTTAGATATTTTATCCTCTACATAATAGAATTCTTTAGTCCTACGATTATATTTTTTAATAACTCGGTTGGGAATACGCAAAGCATATCCGAAAGGGTATAAGTAGGAAGTATCTATGTAGGGGAGGTGCTTATCATCATAAGTGTTTGTGATAAATTCAACATATTTATGTTTAGATGCTTCAACCTCAAGAAGTTTACAAAGATGCTCCTGTGCAGCAACACGGCATTGAATACACGAATGGCAACCAACAAGAGTAACACCATGTCGACCAACAACAGGAACAGGATTATTACAACGAGGAAATAAAGCCATATCTATTTATTATTAAATAAATTACCATTATAACAACTTAAAATGACACTCTCAGTAACACGACCGCCACTTTTGGAAAAATCTAAAGGACAATACATTTCAATTTCCTTAAGAGTCTCCGCGAGATAAGGTTTAGAAGAACCAGTACAATATGCCTGTTTTCGCTGAATCTCCCGAATAACCTTGAGCGCAGTCAAATAATCTTTAGCAGTCATAAGCAAAAAAAATTAAACTCGTTTATACCATTGATATTCATGCTCCCATGAAACCGGCGCAGTTGTCATACACAAAATATAAACAACACTAGGCATGAACAAAGCGACGAATTCGTCTAAATGACCATACTTGACCAGATACTGAACATGTTTAACCTTGACAACATAACAACGATTATTCAATTTCACCATAAGGCTTAAAATTTTTAGAGCGGACAAAACCGCCATGTTTAACAAATGTGGTATCAACTGATACAATTGTAGTGCGACCACGAACACTAACATTGTGAGACGTACTGCAAGAAGCCAAAGAAGTGACTCCAAAATAAGCAGCTATCAACCCAAGCGCATAAATAGCGACTTTGAGGATAATTTGTATAATTTCCTTTTTCATGGTGCAAAGATAAAGAAAAAAAAGCGAAAGCGCCAAATTTATTAACACTATTTAAGGAAATAATTACATAAGAACAAAAGTGCAGTAATTAGGAATAAAGTGTATTCCCACTTTTGCCTACCTCAAACAAGAGAGTAGGAATTTTCAGAGAAAATTTTCATAAAAAGGTAGTTACTAGGATATTACGGACTTTTCCGCGATAAACTAAGGTTTTTCTAACAGACAAACCAAAAATATGATAATTGTGTTTAACAATTGCGTACGTACGTATAAAATGCGCACGCACACAAATATAAAACAATTACATATAATACAGAATTTAAATTTTTATTATTTCATAAAAAAATATAGATTTTTACGGTAGAATTTTAAGGAGGTCGTATATGATTAAAAAAAATGTGAATGCATTATAAACGTACAATTAGCAAACATTTAAAACAACAGAACGGACAAAAAAAAGAGCACAAAGAAGACATCTTTGTGCTCAAAACAACTACTTATAACCTGTTGGGTTATAATTCGGATTTTCTCGATAGGCATCAAGCCATGATTTACCACTCGGTGGTGAAGTTGGTTCACTACCTGTAGTAGGGCCCTGACCAAGCCTATGCTTAGGCAAGAAGTTACTGACACCGTCAGAAACATTCTTGACCATACGTGTGACTGATTCACCTCTTTCAAAGATTTTGTCAGTATCATAAGATTGAACACGCTTATTAGTAAGAGCACCCTCAGACTTATACATACCACTAAGAGAGCGAATTAAATCGGGCTCTTCCATTAACTTGTTCAGAGACCACTCGTTTTGCTGAATATTTAAATCAAGCAAATGACGGTAAGGCGTTTGCCTAAGAATAGATTCCGCTTTACCAATAGGCATTTTACCTAACATAAAATCGGTATAATACCTACCCATTTCATTAGTCATATTCTGCGAAGAAGTCAAAGAACCATAATATTTACCTAACTTACCAAGATAAGAAGCATTAGCTTTTGCATTAGTCAAAGCCGCACGACCTTGCATTAAAGCAGCACTACCCTGAACAGTAGCAGCATGCGCAAAAGTCTGCTGAATAGAGAGCCAGCGACCATAGTTCTCAGTTTGTTTAAGAGTGTACTTTCCGTCAGCAATATCACGAAACGCAGAAGCATAGAACGACATAGTTTGAGCCACATTCTTCTCAACTTCTTGTGGCATGATATTGTAAAGGCTAAAAGCTTTAAGACGAGCATTGTACATAACGTCAAAACCTTGCCAGTTCTGCAATTCAGCCTTAAATTGCTCTTGCAATAACCTATTTTGATAAGTGTCTTGAGCAAATTTATAAGTCAATTTCTGCATATCATTTTGAGACTCGATAAGTCCTTTTTGGGCTTCATTAACACCCTTAACAGACTCATTTACATTCTCCTGTGACTTCTGCAAAGCAACTGACGAACTAACCGAACGAGTAGAATTAAATGCATCAACACCACTACTTGCAGCATCACCAACAAACGAATAATCGAAA